TTAAATGGTTTCGGGGGCGGCTTGTCGAACTTCTTGATGAGTTTGGTCTTCATGTGAGTTGTATAATGGAGAGATTAATTATTGCGTTTCTAAAGCGGTCAATCGTGCCTCTAATGATTCAATCTTATCAAGCATCTCTAATACACTGGCAGTCGTCAGTGTCCAAATGTGGTCTTTTTTGATAAAATGGAAGTCATCTTCTTCTTTTCCATACATAAACACTTTTGAACCATTTATTGTTTTATCTATTTGAATTGTATTTAATGAAGTATCAACACCGGACACTTTAACAAATTGTTTTTTATCATTCTCATCATATAATAACAATTTATCATCAATATTTATATTTGATACATCATATAATGAATTATTACTGGAATCATTACAATTAATTGTATTACTTGAGAGGTCAAATACTTTGTATATTGTCGGCATATAATCCGTTTCCTTCATAATGCTTTCAGGTAATACTTCGGCAACCTCTTGAGCAATGAACCCATACACTTCTGTATTTCCTCGTTTCACTTTATCCACATACCCATAGCGTTTCGGTTTCAATTGTTTTAGTTTTTCAATTGCTTCACCATTCGATACATCACGGACATCCGATTTGATTCGCATATCCGACGCAGTGAAAGTGCCTCCATGAGAACCCACTGCGTTTGTTGCTACGATTCTTCCGTTCGCATAAATCGCCATACCACCGGTGTTTTCATTTGTAGTCCCTGATATATTATAACCATTGTATTTAATCCAGCGAAAAACAGCACTTGTTGATGTTGGGTCACTATCAGAATTTGATTCATCAATTGTCATTGGTGCTTTTGGTGTTTGGTCTGAATCTAAATTAATTCCCACGTTTCCGTTGTCATAAACTTTTAATCCCAAATCTCCTGCATTTCTGACTAATGAAACACCGTTGGAAGTTCTTGCAATTACTGAAGAGGTTTTCACTCCACTAGTGAAAACGGCGTCCGTTGCGCTTATATCACCCGCCACTACCACATTCCCACTTAGTTCTATATTGCTTGTATCCGTGTTGTAAAAAATGCTTCCAGTCGGTATATTGTAACTATTATCGCGTTCATTGGCTGTTCCGCTTGCTATCTGAAAGGATGGGACGCGATTTCTTGCCGGCATTATATATCTAAATGATAATAATTTTAACGAATAATATACTTATTGAATATACGTGTTATATACCATGTATCTTTACCATCCGCCCCATACATTAAAAAAATGGGTGCCTCTTGAGAAGTTAGATTGGATTGGACTTTCCGAAAATAGTAACGCCATACAATTACTCACCAAAAATGAAGATAAAATTGCGTGGAAGTGGCTTTCACAAAATCCGAATGCCACCCCCCTTCTCGAAGCAAACCCAAATAAAATAGTCTGGTATTATCTCTCTGCCAATCCAAATGCCATCCATATACTAGAGAGAAACACCGATAAAATAGAATGGGATGTATTGTCCACGAATCCAAATGCAATCAAACTCCTCGAATCACACCCTTCTAAGATCGACTGGTATAATCTCTCTATGAACCCAAAGGCAATCCACCTTCTCCAACAAAATCCATCAAAAATAAACTGGGATATGCTGTCGCTCAATAAAAACGCAATCGGAATGTTGGACGCAAACCAAGATAAAATCGAATGGTATTTTCTAGCAGAAAACGAAAATGCCCTACCTATTCTCCAAACCGACAACCATGATATCAAGTGGCCGCTCGATATGGACAAAAGTTATAGACATATATACTCCTTTCTGTGTAAGAATCCAAACGCCATCCACATATTAGAGAATAATCTGGATAAGATAGACTGGTCAAATCTATCTAAAAATGTGAATGCGCTACCCATCCTGAAGCAACATCCATCTAAAATACACTGGACAAGTCTCTCATACAATCCGTCCGCCATCGAATTACTCGAATCAAATCAAGACAAAATAGACTGGTTCAATCTCTCTAGCAATCCAGCCATCTTCGAAATCGACTACAATTTATTACAAAAACGTTGCACTATCTACAAAGAAGAACTCATGATGGTTTGCTTCCATCCCAAACGACTTCAATACTTCCTTGATACATACAACTACGATATTGGCGACGATACATATTTTGATTAAAATTGATTTTATTTATAGAAAACATTATCTGGTTAAAACAACAATGAGCATTCCATACAAACTAAGAGACTGGATCGCCATCGATAAAATCGACGCGGAAGGATGGAAAACATTGTCCGCAAATCCCAACGCGATCGAACTCCTCAAGTCCAACCCCGAAAAAATATGCTGGAACAATCTGTCAACAAACCCTAGCGCAATGGAGCTCCTTGAAGCAAATCAAAGCAAAATTAATTGGTCGAATTTGTCCGTGAATACCAACGCGATCCAACTATTGGAGAGAAATACCGACAAGATAAACTGGAAGGCGTTGTCTTTCAACCCAAGCGCCGTTGATTTATTGCAGAAAAACAAATCAAAAATAGACTGGGTAACTTTATCGTCGAACCCAAGCGCCATACCAATATTGGAAAAAAACCTAGATAAAGTGAATTGGCATTGTTTATCGGCAAACCCAAACGCGATAAACATACTAAAAAATAACAAGGACAAAATCAATTGGTTCGAATTATCGACCAATCCAAACGCATTTGAACTATTGAAATCACACGAAGACAAAATCGATTGGTTCTATATATGCACCAACCATAATCCCAAATGTATCGAGCTACTCGAACCCCATTTGGACGAGGAATTCATCGACTGGCCTACCCTTTGCGAAAATCCAAGCGCGCTTCATATTGTGGAGAAATATCCCGATCTCATTCATTGGGACTTTCTGTGCGAAAATCCAAACGCAATTAGCATGATAGAGAAAAACAAACAACACATTTCATGGGAATGGATATATACAAACCCTTCCATATTTGAGATTGATTACGCCAAACTAAAATCGTTGAAAGAGCACATGACCGAAGAAATAATGATGAAATGCTTTCACCCGAATCGCCTTGTATATTTCCTCAAAACACACCAATATTGTATTGGCAACGATGAATATGTGGAAGATTCATTCGAAATGTTGTAATGTTGTAATATTTATTTCCCCTTCTCGTGTGTATCCCATGATAGCCATGCTAATCGAAACCGCGAATCGCTTCCATATAACTCGGTCATATCCAGTGTGACTTCTTCTATATCCTCTACCAAATCTTCCAATGCGTATTTCAAATGGCGACTTTCGATTTGTCGCGGTTCCCAAAATGGAGATTGTATTACCAATTTCACAACAAACTTTTCACGCTCGACATCGATTTCGGCGACCACCAGAAATAAAACCTCACGTATTGCACCAAGAGGGGACCAAGAGAGGTACAATATACGCTTGTCCCCTGGTTCTGTGCTATCAATAATATCATAAAGTTTGTCAATCCGTTCAATAATGTGTGCATCTTCTTTTCTGATTTCCAACCCCCCGTTCAAAATATTATTTTCCCAATGTTTAGCAATGAAACGAGTGCGTTGCGGGCTCAACAACGTCAAGTCATTCGCACGCGCACTCACATCCACCTTGTATGTTTTATCTTGCCCCGATGGAAACGAATTTGGGGCAAGCGCCGATGTATGCAGCGTAAAAGACATCAACGAAAATAACCCAAAACTAAACCGAATCATGTTCCGCATTATTTATTATATAACACATTTGTTTTTAATCATTTTTATAATTTAAAAACAAACCTTGGTAAATCCCATCAATCAATCCTTACGAACAATGAAAACCCGTCTGTATTGTTTCTTTTTATTCACATCGTAACCATTAGATAAGCGTTTTGGTTGAAGGGAGTATCCGCGCAATTTCAAAATTTGCCGGATCAAATTCAGCAAGGGCCACCGCTGTTTACTCCACGCCGAGGATTGAAGGGAAGTGTGGGACGAAGATGAAAACAAGGTTTTCAACAACGTAATGTTTTCTTGGACGTTCTCGTAATTCTCCATATTTAATAGTAGCTCGCGCGAAATAACCATGCCATCTAAATTTCCCACCCCTTCACATACGATACCGCATTTATTCAACAAATCAGTAATACAAGCGTCAACTTCTTCCATACGATATGTCTAATTAAAAAAGCAAATGTTTATATTCTAAACATCAAACGCAGGAATCGTATACGCTCCTTTATCGTCCAGCTTCCATTTTGCTATCACGGCTGGTGCTGGTTTGTTTTCAACAATGTCTTCGGCACGATATACATTATTATCAGAATCAATATAGTAATTAATGCCCTGTATTTCTTCGACCCACACCTCTATCTTCTTCACTTTGGCAGTTTCACACTGCCCGCTGTCGCTCACACCATGCGGCGTCCCTTTCGCATGGGTTCCACAAAAGCACGAACCATCCTTCTTACGTCGTGTACACTGCTCCCCATTCGCACGTTTGGCAGTGCAACGTTCGAAATGGGATACCACATTCTTCACACGCTTCCTCTTTTGGAAATCCTCCTTGGTAAATGCAAGTGCGTCGTAATCAAAGACGAATTTCAAGAACTCGCTCGTTGTTTCGGATTCATTTTGTGATACCACGCATTCATTCTCTTGAAACCAAGAACGGATTGCTTCCTTGAATGCAACTTGATGGGTCTCAACCTTATTCGTAATGCGGCGTTCCATCTTCTTTAATACATTTTAGATGAACATTTTAATTCAATTTTATAAAGATTGTGGCCGTCTGACTTAAAGAAACGCGCTGGATATACCAAATTATATAATATAAAATATTACGTATATAATTTATTCAGATTATCGTCGCTTCCTCCACGCATAACGTATTGCGCCCGATGGGGTCATTTCGGAGGATGTGGGAGACGGAATGGGGTTCAATGTGATCGTCTTTAACGTCTTGGACTTGGTCTTTGTCTTGGACTTGGTCTTTGTCTTGGTCTTTGTCTTGGACTTGGTCTTTGACTTGGTCTTTGATTTGGACTTCGATTCAACCTTCACAATTTCGGCCATGATAAGTTGCATAATCGAATCTTGCAATACCTGGCCCGGGGTTTGATTCGGTTCGACTTTATTGCTTAAATAATGATTCACCATCTTCAATGGAGACAACATAGGAATCTTTGCCCCGACTAAATCTAGTAGTGTTTTTTTGTTGTTCGATATCAACGGAGATATTCCCTCTTTGCCTCTGTATTTGTTAATAAGGTCGTTCAGTCGTTTTGCCATGTTTATGGAATTATCACAGAATACGCAATTTAATTTTCTTCCACACAAATTTAACTCGATCGCAATAAACATAAACTCCATAATATCAGACACAACTTCTTTCACATTCAGACCGAAACCAGGTATGAAACCCTTATATGGATACATAAACGCATCATCAAAATCCACAAATACGAAGTGTTTACTCTTTAATTTACTTTTGCGAATCACATTAAACTCGCACATATTGGCCTGTTTAATATCGGTGTAAATGTACCCTGCGTCCGCAATACCATCAAACAACTTTTTCAAGTCGCTCGCGATATTCTTGAACTCATAATCGCACATGTTGAAATCGCAGCGATAAGTGTATGCGTAAGGCGTATAGCCATCTTTATTTTTCAGTTCAGTGTTTACCTTCAAAACTTTTGGAGCAAATCCTAAATCAGAAAACTTTTGTTGCAAACTCATTTCCTTCACAAATGCATCCAATCCATCCTTTGGCAATTCCATGTTGGGTCGTATCATGACAACATTATTGCTTGTTCGTTCATCTAGAATGACTCCCATGGATTCGCGCTCTTTCCTTGTCAAAACATCCTCTTTAATATTTTCCGCGTCTAAATTAGCCGTTACATTGAATACCTCTTTGTAGGCACCCTCGCCTATCTTCTCTTTCGGATAATAAAGTTTCACTTTTGGCTGTTTCATTTTACGTGTTTTATTTCTGCGTATTTTATTTCTGCGTGTTTTTTTCACTACCAATTCACTCATTCTTATAATTATGACTGATAAAAAATATTCATAATCATATTCATATTCGTATTCATATTCATAATTATATTTCATTGTCGGTGATATCCAAAAAAGATACTTTGCGCGGCGACACCAAAATACCCCGATTCTCCGTCGTTTCAAAATATTGATGTCCATCAATCGTCCCGTTATTCTTACCAACACTCTCATCGAGTTCTACACCACATCGAGTTACATTTTTCACATGATGTTTCCCTACAAAACGAAGACTTCCGACACAATCATACCCGTCCACTAGCACACGCCTTCCTACATCAAACGCAGTAAATGCGCACTGGCCATCGTCGCATTCAGTCATCGCCGACTCATTCGCAATGCTATCGTGGGATTCGCTCTGCATCTCGCAGCTTACATCACTCTCTACATCTAGCGTGTGCGCGTTGTTTCCAATACGAATATTAACGTTTTCGGCATTATCGAGATTATCCTCGCTTGTATTATCGGTCGGCGTATTATTACCAGGCGCGTGTTCGCCGCGAGAATCCACCTTTTCATTCGGTATATTCGAAACAATGGTATCCAAGGCAGCCTTCAACTCGTCGCCCGAGTCCTCGTATTTCACGAACGATTTAATCGTTTGCTGTTCACTTTGCGCGCTTTTATGAGACACGCTCGATAACGGCGAATCCAAATCGGTTTGCGGCAACGTATGACCCCCCGTTGGATTAAACTGTTTGATCTGAA